AGGGAGACTACGATCCCAACAGCCGAATCGGCTTGACAGCCAAGGCTCTAGCCAAAGGTATGCGAAAAGTAACAGAGACTCTTGGCAGGGAGCAGATTGCTCTGGTCTTTACAAATCAGTTGAAAACCAACATCGGCGTGATGTTTGGAGACAACCGAGTTGAGCCAGGCGGGAAGGCTCTGCCCTACCACGCTTCTGCTCGGATCTGGCTGACCCAACACAAGAGCAAAGCCAACGGAGAAATTCGGAACGCCAAGAAGCAGATCATTGGATTCCACACGAGTGCGAAGACAATGAAGTCTCGCTTCGGGCCATCCCCTCGTAGTTGCGAGTTTGATGTTTTGTTTGACCTGGCTAACGACCGAGTTGGGATTGATGATCCTGGCTCATGGCTTACTGCTATCGGCGGAACACCGGGCTGTGAACGTAGCGGTGCCTGGTATACTATTAATGTTGACGGCAAAGATAAAAAATTCCAAAGCAAAGACTTTCCGAAACTTCTGGAAGACGAGAACTTTAAGAAAAGAGTTCTTGACATTCTGGAAGATGAGTGTAGAATAGGAAAGAAGCAGTAGGAATGTTTGTCTTATGGAAGCCACCACCAGAGCTAAAGTCAACAACAAGTATCTTCGGATGGCTCTACGCAAAATTGAAAGCGAAGATTTCTGCGAGCAAATCCAGCATCGGCACGTTGCTGTTATAGCAAAAGCTGGGCGCATCCTCGCCGTCGGTCGCAACCGAAACAAGACACACCCAGAGGCAGTCACTCTTAATGAGGACGGCGACAGAATCTTGAAATCCATTCACGCCGAGTTAGACGCCATTTTCAAGGTAAAAAACAAAGAGCAACTTAGGGGTGCCACCATTTATGTAGCCCGAAAGGGTCGCAGTGGCCACCCCGGAATGTCTTGCCCCTGCAAAATGTGCCAGGGGCTTATTAATAAGTATGGGTTAAAGCGAGCAGTCTTTACGACTGACTACGGCACCGGTACAATAGAATTCACAGGAGAAGCGGTATGAGCCAAAAAAAGAAACGAGTTTTGATAATTGATGGAATGAATAATTTCATCCGATGTTATGTGGTTGACCCAACAATGGATGTTAACGGAAATCCCATCGGTGGTGTTACGGGGTTTCTCAAAACTCTGCAAAAGAACATCAGAGAAACCAAGCCAGATATGGTTGTTGTTTGTTGGGAAGGCGCAAACGGTTCACAAAGAAGACGGCAAATCGATAAAAATTACAAGCTCGGACGAAAACCTCCTCGCTTAAACCGGCAATACGAAATAACTCCGGAAGAACAACAAGAAAACAAAATTCAACAACAGATTCGACTAATTGAATATCTAGAACAATTACCCATAGTTCAGTTGGCGGCTGATGGTACTGAAGCAGACGATGTGATCGCTTGGGCAGTGCAGACAGCATATTTTGATGGTTGGCAAAAACTAATCCTGTCCAATGACAAAGACTTCTATCAGCTTTGTGATGACGATACAATTATTGTTCGCCCAACGAGCAAAGAGATTATTAATAAAAACCGGCTCATTGATGAATTTGGGATACATCCCAGAAACTTTGGATTGGCTCGATCTATTGTTGGGGATAAGTCTGATAATCTTGTCGGCGTACACCGAGTTGGACTAGCAACCGTTGCCAAGAGATTTCCTTTTTTGAAAGAGGATAGCGACCACACCCTGAAAGATGTTATAGCGCACGCTAAGAAAAACAAAGATCAGGTTAAGGCTTATGCTTCGGTTAGTGAAAGCAAAGACCTTATTAGCAAGAACTATCAGATCATGCAACTGTATACTCCGATCATTTCTGCCCAATCCCGATCAAAGCTTTCTTGGGCACTGGAGAATATTTCTAAATCAGTGAACAAAACGAAAATCCGTGTTATGCTTATGAAAGACGGAATCGCCTCTCTGAACTTAGATCAGATGTTGGCGTATTTTAAAAGCAAGCAGGAAACGGCTCAGTAAATGACAGCCCCACAAGATGAAAAAATCACATTTTCTAAATTTGGTAAAGCATTTCAAGAAAAGTTAGCTTATTGTGTCCTAACTGATAAAACATTTTCGAACCAAATGACCGAGGTGCTCAACATAGACCACCTTGAAATGAAATACCTTCAGGCTTTTATCGAACTGATCTTTGATTATAAAAAACAATACGAAGTTCACCCCACGTTTACAATCATAGTTTCTATTGTAAGAACCGAGATGGAAGACTATTCGGAGGTTGTTCGGAGCCAGGTTAAAGACTACCTGTCTCGTATTCATACTGGTGCTGTAAATGGAGATGATAGTGATTATGTTAGAGAGAAGGCGCTAGATTTTTGCAAGAAACAAAAACTTAAGGAGGCAATCCTTAAATCCGTGGGACTTTTGCAAACTTCTTCGTTTGAGAAAATTCAAAGCGTTATTAACGAAGCGATGAAGTTGGGCACCAGCACGGATTGTGGTCATGACTTTATACAAGATTTTGAAGACCGGTATACTGTTAAGGCAAGAAACCCTTCCTCGACAGGGTGGACAGAAATTGATTCTATTATCCGGGGAGGACTCGGTAAGAGGGAGCTTGGAGTGATCGTTGCCCCAACCGGAGCCGGAAAATCAATGGCCTTAGTCCACCTCGGTACCCAAGCTCTAAAACAAGGGAAGACTGTTATTCACTACACCCTAGAGTTGGCAGACACAACGGTTGGGAATCGTTATGATAGTTGCATCACGGGGGTGCCCCTAAAAGAGTTGTTTAATTGCAAAGAACAAATTCTTCAAGACATTCAAAAATTAGAGGGCACTCTTATAATCAAAGAGTATCCAACAAAATCGGCAACAATCAATACGTTAGAAAATCATTTAGACAGGATTCGTCAAAGAGGGTATGAACCGGACATGGTTATTGTCGATTATGGTGATCTTCTTCGCCCACAAAATACTACTTATAGACAAGAGCTTCGCCACAATCTCGGAGATATCTACGAAGAGATGCGAGGACTAGCTCAGAAATACGATATTCCTGTTTGGACGGCTTCTCAAACGAACCGTTCCGGGTTGAATGCGGAGGTTATTACTATGGAATCAATCAGTGAAGCTTTTAACAAATGTTTTGTCGCTGATTTGATTTGTAGCATCTCCCGCACAGTGGAAGACAAATCTGAAGATAAAGGTCGAATGTTCGTGGCGAAGAATCGCAACGGGCCTGATGGTATCGTTTATCCCATGCATATAGACACAAGCAGAGTAAGGTTAGAAGTTCGCCCGCCGGCCGAAGAGAGTGGTATTGATTCGGTTGTAGTCAAGACCAAGCAGGAACAGCAAGAGTGGTTGCAAAAAAAATATAAGAAGTTAAAGTTAAAAACTTAGCATTCAAGAAGGGATGAAGAAATGAGCAAAGATTTGTCGGTTGGTATCTTGTCGGATATAACGGTTCATATGAAATATGCTAAATATCTTCCGAACAAAAAACGGAGAGAGACTTGGAAAGAGCTTACCACTCGTAATATGCGAATGCACACGAAAAAATATCCTGACCTTAAAGATGAAATAGAGGATGTTTATAAAAAATATGTTCTGACAAAGAAGGTGCTTCCTTCTATGCGTTCTATGCAGTTTGCCGGAAAGCCCATTGAGGTTGCTCCCAATCGAGTTTTCAATTGTGCGTTTCTTCCAATCGACGACTGGAGGGCATTTAGTGAGACAATGTTCCTTCTCCTGGGTGGGACTGGGGTAGGTTTTTCCGTCCAGCGACACCACATAGATAAGCTCCCAGAAATTAATAAGCCCAAAGGTACTAGGACAAGAAGATTTTTAATTGGAGATAGTATTGAGGGCTGGGCAGATGCCGTCAAGAGCTTGATAAGAAGTTACTTTATGGGCGGATCTAGAATAAGATTTGATTATAGTGATATCCGTCCGAAAGGTTCGCTACTAGTTACTTCTGGTGGCAAAGCACCTGGCCCGCAGCCACTTAAAGAGTGCTTGCTAAAGATCGAGGGCATACTGCGAGAAAAGGAAGACGGAGATAAGCTTGAACCCATTGAAGTTCATGATGTTGTTTGCTATATTGCTGACGCCGTTCTCGCTGGTGGCATTAGGCGCGCTGCACTTATTTCCCTTTTTTCGGCGGATGATGATGAAATGTTGGCCGCCAAATCAGGGCGGTGGTGGGAGAAAAACTCACAAAGAGGACGAGCAAATAATTCAGTAGTTCTCTTGAGGCACAGAGTAGACAAACAATTCTTTTTGAACATATGGGAACGAGTTCAGGCATCCAATGCTGGAGAGCCTGGATTTTATCTTTCCAACGATAAGGACTGGGGCACCAACCCCTGTTGTGAGATTGGGTTACGACCTTTTCAATTTTGTAATCTGACCGAAGTAAATGTTAGCAATATCGAGGGGCAGAACGATCTTGAGAACAGGGTGCGTGCCGCTGCATTTATAGGGACACTTCAAGCAGGCTATACAGATTTTCACTATCTCCGTCCGGTTTGGCAACGAACCACAGAGAAGGACTCTTTGATTGGCGTTTCTATGACCGGTATCGCATCAGGGCGAGTGCTTGAAGATGATATAGACTTATCTGCTGCTGCTAACGTAGTCAAAGAAGAGAACGCTCGAATAGCACTAGCCATTGGTATTAATAGGGCAGCCAGGACAACCTGTGTGAAGCCTGCTGGGACAACTTCTTTGACCTTGGGTACTTCTAGTGGAATTCATGCTTGGCATAATGATTATTATATCCGGCGAATCAGGGTTAGTAAAAATGAAGCAATTTATTCCTATCTTGCGGAAAACCACCCAGAACTGGTAGAGGATGAATACTTTCGTCCACACGACACAGCAGTCATTTCAGTGCCCCAAAGAGCACCCGAAGGAGCAATATATCGTACAGAGTCGGCTTTCCAGCTTTTGCGACGCATAAAGAAGATTACGAGCGAGTGGGTTAAAACGGGTCATCGAACTGGACAAAACGGACACAATGTTTCGGCGACCATTTCGCTACATGAGAATGAGTGGATTGACGCTGGAGAGTGGATGTGGAATAATCGCAAACACTATAATGGGCTAAGTGTGTTGCCTTATGATGTTGGATCATATCAGCAGGCTCCATTTGAGGACTGCTCTAAAGAAACTTATGAGGCACTGTTGGCAAACTTGAACAAGGTTAATCTAACAGAAATTATCGAAGAAGAAGACAATACAGATTTGAACGGCGAGGTGGCTTGCGCCGGCGGTATCTGCGAAATTACTTGAGATAGGTGAAAATATTATGAAAATTATTCCAACAAATAAACGGATACAAGTAAAGCTTTGTGAAGTTGAAATTAAAGAGGCGGGACCACGGGCTTTTATTTTGCCCGAAACAGCCCAACCGCCATCCGAGCACTTAATGATGGAAGTTGTCTCTGTGGCTACTGATTGCCAGACTGTTCCGGGGGACAAAGTTGTTGTTCCAGCCCACCTATTGGAAACGGTAAATGTTGAGGGCAAAGAGATAAAGTTAATTTCTGAAAACTATGTACTGTGTATTGTTTCCGAGTGAGGAATATATCTTATGGGACAAGTCTTTGAAAAATGGAATAATTATTTAAATTCCGCCGATAATAGAGAGAATGTAGGTCAAACCTGGCAGATTATCACTGAAACTACTCTTAAGAGGGTTATGACAAAGTACGCTGACGCTGGGTTTATTGTAATTTCTGCCGACCGCACCTGTTCAGCAGAAAAAGGATCACCGTGTTCAGAAGAGGAAGAATCAGCGCAGAGCAAAATAAACAAAGAGAACGAATCAGCGATTAAGGCTGATATCCGAGCCGCCGGCTTTGGTTTCATCCCTTCTTTCGGGGGGTTCCGCGAGAAAGATGCTTCCGGGGAAGGGTCAATCGAAGTGCTTGGGGAAAAGTCATTTATTATTCCGGTTGGCGGATACCGAGGCGAAGAAGCGGGAATCGAAGGATTAAAACAAATGGGAATTGATTTATCGAGAAAATACGGTCAAGATAGTTTCTTTTTTAAGCCTCCGGACGAGGAAGACAAGAATGCGTATTGGATAAACCAAGATGGAAACGTTGACGGGACATTTACTGGTGTAGTCACAAACGACCCCAAGCAGCAATTTTTTACAAGACTTCGCAAAGACAAGGGTGAAAAAACTTATGGGAAAACATTTACCTATACGGAGGGCGTGGAGCGTGTGTTGTTGATCCCCCCCTCCCCTGATGGTATGGCAGATGCGCGTAAACGATATGGGGAGATATTTTTTCGTATTGATGAAAGCCGCTGTCCATCACGGTCATGTTATGGGGTAAAAAATGAAACTCATACTTGAGAATTTCAAGAAATCTCTTCATGAAGCGCAGATGGCGGAATATGTCCAGGGTGGACGCATAACGCTATATCATTATATGCCCGCTCCTCGCTTTGGGAAAGAGATACAGGATAGTGTTACTGTTGACCCAAAGTATTTTGCGGACCCCAAAACCAGAAGTTCTTACTCAAGAAAAGAGTATGAGGTGAGCACGGTGCCGAGAACTTTTTGGTATGTTGATCCAAAACAGAGAGAAAGGCAAGTCGCTCAGGGATCAATTTTGTATAGAGTTAAAATCTCGGCAGATAAAGTTTATGATTTGAGGTCAGACCCAGAAGGATATAAAGCCGCCTTGCGGCACCCTATTTATGGTCTGAGGAAAGGTATGGAGTGGGACACCTTGCTAGAAAAGATAAGAGAAGAATACGAAGGAGTTTTTTATGGTGGAGGTTTTGATGTAGTGTCGCTTTTTGCGCCATACCCAGCCTCCAGGGTTCCCAAAGAAGAACAAACCAGCCTAGAAGGCTAAAAAAACTCAAAAAGGAATTTTACAAAATGACTGACGAAAAAACAACAGTTGAAGAAACTGAAGAACCATCGAAGGCTGAAAGTCTTCGTCCAAAACCTCCAGCCCGCCTGGCACCGCGAGGCATCCGAGCTTTTACGGTCTGCCGCCAAGCGGACGAGACAGGCATAAGCGGAGATGGGGTTGTAATTGAGGGCTGCGTTTTAGGCACGGGGCAAGCTATTGTCCACTGGCTCTATCCGCCACCCCGTGGGTCTATCGCTGTATTTGATAGCTATGATGACTTTATTAAAGTTCACATAGCCCCGCATCCAAAGAACGGAACTATCATCACTTTTGAAGATGGAGAACAAAAGTTCTATGGCATGTCCGAGCCCGAACCAGAAGAGGAAACAACCTCGGAGTAACTATTTATAAAACGGAGGGCGAGTCCAAATGGCTTATATAACAAGTAAAGGCGGCAGAACGTTTGGTGATATCACCTACGAAGATGACACTGACGCAAATACAAAGATAGACTTTGCCGAAGATCAGATAAAATTTACAGTGGGCGGCGTAGATTTTCTTAAGCTCACTGAGGATGCCGCTTCGGGTGACGTTTCAGTTACTTTTAATCAATCCGGCGCAGACATGGATTTTATAGTAGAGTCTCCAAATGAGTCTAAAGCCATATGGATCAACTCAGGGAACGAGGTTATTCACTTCAACCACGGCGAGTCTAATTTTAAAACAAAGATCCACAACGACAATGACGTAGTTGTTACAGTGGATAACACGGGGATCGTCTTTAATGAGGACTCACACGCCAACATAGACTTCAGGGTAGAGAGTGACGGTGAGGACGAAGCAATTTTCTTGAACGCCGGTACTAATCACCTTGCCATCAATAACGGGGAGACAGCATTTACAACAACGATACACAACGTCGATGGTGAGGCGGTTTCTGTCACTGCTACAGAGGTTGTCATCAACGATGATGGTGTTGCCGGTGTCGATTTTAGGGTAGAGAGTTCAAATGAGGACGAAGCAATATTTCTAAACGCTGGCAACAACACACTTCATTTTAACAAAGGTTCTTCGGCATTTAGCACAACTATCTACGGCAACTCTGGCAACGCGTTGGAGGTAAATTCTTCAGGCGTGACCATCAATGAGGCCGGCGCGGCTGCTAATGATTTCAGGGTTGAGTCAGATGACGACACCCACATCTTCTTTGTCGATGCTGGGGCTAATTCTGGGGCCGGCAGAATTGGAATTGGAACAAGTAGCCCCAGTGACTTACTCGACGTGGATGGTAATGCAAGATCTAAATATTTTACAACTAAGCCCACTCGCACAGACCTGCAAGATGAAGCCTCCACCACGCTAACCCCCAGCACGGGACTTCACATTTTGGATGCCGACTCTATTACAGCCAGCGCCGTGAGTGGGTATCATGAGATTACTATGGCGGATGGCAGCTATGACGGACAGCAATTACAATTAGTCTTAGAGGCATCAGTAAACAAGCCCGTTAAGATAATTGGCAACTCGACGGCTAAGGCTGCTGGGTCTGTAACTGTTAGCGGCGAGATCGCCAACGCTCAAGTGCTCACAATTAAAGATACAGGCGGAACTTCATATACAGTGACAACAGACTCGTCTTCCGGCTTCCAAAGCGCCGCCATTACCGCAGGTACCACCGCCGCCGTCGTCGGGCTAGATGGCATTACGGCGATGGGTGGTGGCGCAGCATTGTATGCCATGGCTTTATACATGGGTCTTTATACTGGAATCTCCGCCGGCTGGCCTTTTACGCTGGGTGGTAGTTTCGAGCCCTTCGTATCGACCTCAATCACTATTAATCAAGCTGTCGGAGGACCAGAAGGAAACCAAACGATTAGCGAGAATATGGACAACACAACTGTGTCTAGCTTCTCTGGAGGCTCAAGGACAAATGGCACTGTTAATTCCGACAATGGTCTGTCCTTGGGTGCCCCTGGGTCGATGGCTAGCAAATTAGGTGCGCTCCTCGTCTGGGATGCCACCAAGGAGATATGGCAGGTAATCTACGGAACCCACCTAAGCTCATAAGAAAGAGGACAACGAAAAGATGGAACTATTTACTTTATGAGCAGAGAAAGGGACGCTTACCACAAAATAAGAGAAAACGCACAAAACTCTTTTCCGAACACGCAAGTGTTTGACGCCCGACCTGCGCCCGAAATCAAGACCAATTACATTTCAGCAATCGTCTGGACTTCAGCCGTCGCCGCAATCGTGTGTAGTATGTTTATGGGATTCCTCATATATTTCGTCAACGAGAGCAACCTTGAAGAAAACTTACAGAAGGCAGCCAACCACGCAGTTTATAATTTAGAGCGGATAGTCACCCAGCAAAACGAAGAACTCCATAATTTGCGGGAAGAAAATAAAAAGATACACGACTACCTGAAACTTTGGACTCCAATAAATAACCGCCTCCCACCTGGCGTAGAAGAAAAGTGGAAAATAAAAGGGCTCGGTCTTCCTGAATATAAATTTAAGGAATATAATATACTGACCTGCTCAGAGGATGCACTATGTTTACCTTTCTCGGAATAATTGCTTTAGTTATATTTGTTCATGAATTTGGACACTATGTTGCTGCTCGACTTTGCGGTGTTGCTGTCGATAGTTTTTCTATTGGCTTTGGCAAAGTCCTCCTTAAAAAGAAACTGTTTGGAACGGAGTGGCGCTTATCGCTTCTTCCCTTTGGCGGCTATATTAAGCCCAGGGGCGAGGATGATTACCACAACAGAAGAAAAGACCCGCAATCTTTTTGGGCTGCATCTCCCTGGAGGCGAGCGATCATTGCTGTGGCTGGACCTGTATTTAATTTATTGTTGCCGTGGCCCTTATACTTTATGTTGATTGTCGGTCAGCCTTGGCCCGATGTGAGTGCGCCACCACCTGGCGCAGAAGTGGCAAGAATAGGACCCATTGACGCCGCATACTATTCTCACAAAATATCCAAGAAGATTTATGGTGATATTTGGGCTGCGATCACAGAAACTAGAGAAAGAAAGATAACCGTCAAAGATATTGGCGGACCCGTGGCTGTCTATGAGTTTACAGAGCAAGCCAGGAAACGAACGGAACAAACGGGAGATTGGGGATTCTTAGTAGATTGGATTGCCTTTTTCTCCATTAACCTTGGTGTTATAAATCTTTTACCGATCCCAGTCTTAGATGGTGGACATATTGGCATGTCTGTGATAGAAGGCATAAGGCGGAAAAAAATAGCAATACAGACACGAAATATTTTGAATGTTATTGGTTTAGTTATGATATTGGGAATTCTTGTATTGGCTGTAACCTCTGACTTTCTACGACTGTCTGGACTTTAAAATAGTTCTTTACTTTTAGCAACTCTTGTCGTATACTAGTAGCATACCAAAATAAGAAAGGTTGCTAATGTCTGAACGGATTGTAAGCAAGATCCCGTTTGTAGGGCTTCACGCTCACTCGGGACTCTCCCCCTTTGATGGCTTAGGGATGCCTGGCGAGCATATGGACTTCGCCTATGAGAATGGGATGAACGCCCACGCTCTCACAGATCACGGACACATGAACGGCTTGTCATTTCAGGTGGAACACTTGAAGAAAATGAAGGCAGACGGCAAAGACTTCCGAGCCATCTACGGATGCGAATCCTACTTCATCAAGTCCCATCGTAAATGGCGCACGATGTATGAGGAACACAAGGCTAATTCCAAGCGCCAGAAAAAAGAAGAGTACGGGATGGTCATCGAGGATGAGGATCGCCAGAGGAAGCGAAACCCACTCAATGAACGCCGGCATCTCGTGATGGTCGCCCAAAACCAGACAGGCTTAAACAATTTGTTTAAGTTGATATCAGACAGCTACCAGCCTGAAAACTTTTATCGCTATCCTCGTATGGATTTTGAGATGCTCGACAAATATAACGAGGGACTCATCATCAGTAGCGCCTGTATGTCCGGACCTTTGTTCGCAGACTTTTGGAAGAACCGAGACAAGAGCCCCGACCACGTTCTTTCAGCAATGCGTGATACCATCGCTCAGTTCAAAGAAATCTTCGGCGACCGATTCTACGGGGAAGTTCAATGGAATGATATTAGAGAACAGCACGAAGGCAACGCTCTCATCATCCAAGCTTGTATGGAAATGGGTGTAGAAATTATCAGCACCGCCGACAGTCACTACCCACGACCAGAACTTTGGAAAGACCGAGAGATGTATAAGCGCATTGGCTGGGGCGGCAAGATCCCATCGTGGGCTGACGGAGACAACGGTCTTCCCGAAACGGTTGACGAGGTTGGCTATGAACTTTACCCGAAAAATGGCGACCAGATGTGGGAGAGTTACAAGCGTTACTCAGCCAAGTATGATATTACCTATGATGATGCGGCTATCCGCGACAGCATTGAGAGAACACATCACGTCGCTTTTGACCGCTGTGAAGATTTCCTCCCCGCCAGTGAAGTGCGCCTCCCAGAGTTTGTGGTGCCGAAAGACAAGACAGCCATTCAAGCCTTGACTCAGGATGCTTTAGCGGGCATGAAAGAAAAGAACATCACAGACCCGGAGTATGTGGATCGCCTTAAATATGAATTGAACATCATCAAAGAGCGTGGGTTCGCCCAGTACTTTCTGACGATGAAAGCCATCAGCGACAAAGCCCAGGAGGAAATGCTCGTGGGGCTTGGACGAGGTTCAGCCGCAGGCTCACTCCTCTCCTATGTTCTGGACATTACTCAGATTGACCCCATCAAATATGATCTACAGTTTGAGAGGTTTTTGACCAAAGGGGGAGCCGGCTATCCTGACATTGATTTTGATGTTGAGGAGCCAATGGTTTTGAAGGAGCAGCTAGCAGAAGATTGGGGGAAGACGACAGTCGTCCCTATCAGCAACTTCAACACGCTCCAACTTCGCTCTCTCATCAAAGACATTGGCAAGTTCTATGACATTCCGTTTATGGAAGTCAACAAGGTCACTGGTGTGATGATGAGCGAGGCGACCCCGCTAGCCAAGAAGGCGCACGGTCAAACCGCTGGCGTCTACACCCCAACATTTACGGAGGTAAAAGAATACAGTGAAACTCTTCAAGACTTCTTCCAAAAGTATCCTCATATTGAGACTCACGTTGATAATCTGTTCGGCAATATGCGGAGCATATCACGACACGCTGGTGGCGTGGTGGTAGCGGAGGACCTTGATCGGCACATGCCGCTCATCAACTCCGGCGGAGTCATCCAGACTCCGTGGAGTGAGGGACAAAACGTCAGACACTTAGAGCCGCTCGGCTTCATTAAATTTGACCTGCTCGGACTATCAACTCTCCGTATGATTTCGGGAGCAATCCGACATATATTAAAACGACACGAAGGAATTGAAGAGCCGACATTTGAACAGGTCAGAGATTATTATAATACTCATCTCCATCCAGACGCAATTGATTTTGATAACCAAGAAGTCTGGCGAGAGGTTTTCCACAAGGGCAAGTGGGCTGGCATCTTCCAGATGACCAACGGCGGAGCACAACGGTTCTGCCAGGAAGCCCAGCCAACATCATTGCTAGACTTCGCAGCGGTGACGGCGATCTTCCGACCCGGACCTTTGTCCGCCAAGGCGCACAGTCTCTACGTTGCCAACAAGGGAAATCCAAGTCAAGTACATTACGAGCACCCAATCATCAAAGAGATCCTAGGTGAGACTCACGGACTCCTAGTGTTCCAAGAGCAACTGGCTATGCTAGCCCACAAGCTCGGCAAAGATATTTCTCTGGACGAGGGCAACCTCCTCCGGAAAGTTCTGACGAAAAAAGGAACAGGCAAAAACAAAGTAAAAAATAAGATCTATAAGAAGTTTTTAGCAGGGGCTCTGGAGCACGGACTTACCGAGAAGGAAACAAAGGGTCTTTGGGCTAAGATGGAATTCTTCTCCGGATATGGGTTCAACTTATCTCACGCTGTATCCTACGGTGCGGTATCCTTTCAGTGCGCTTGGCTCAGTTATTATTATCCCGTTGAGTGGATGGCTGCGTTTTTGGACAAAGAGCCCGAAGATAAAAAGGCGGGAGCAATCAACACCGCCAAGTCCTTTGGGTTTGAGATTACTCCGCCGAGTATTAATAAATCAGGACGAGTATGGGAAATTGCCGAAGATGGCACAACATTAATTCAACCGCTCGCCGGCATCAAAGGTCTAGGCGACAGCGCCCTTGACCAGATTATTAATAACCGACCCTTTAATACTATTGAGGAATTCATCTTCAACGAGAATATTACTTACTCTAAACTTAACAAGAAGGCTTTGGATGTTTTAGTTAGGAGCAAGGCTCTTAACGAGTTGATGGATGACAGGTTCACAGGCTTGAAACATTTTTGGTCAGCCGTAGCAGTAGACCGCCCTCGCAAAGAAAAGAATCTTGAAGACAATATTGAAACATATGCGCCAGAGGGAGACTTCACCGAGGAGGAGAAGATAGAACACTTTGCCTCCCTTACGGGCATTTTCCCTATTCATGAGATAATGCCACCAGAGATTCAGGAAAATTTAATGACCCGTGGTTGTCCTCCTATCAGCGAGTACGACCCCGACCTTCAACTGGTCTGGTTCATTCCAAGGGAAGTAAAGAAAAAGAAGACAAAGAATGGCGCAGAGTATTGGATTATCCACACCACCGACAGTAACTCATATGATGCGAATATTCGGTGCTGGGGAGTAAGAGATGACGACAGGATTTCTTTGAATAAAGTATACGTCGCCAACTTAGAACACAACGAAAAGTGGGGCTTTAGTACCCGCAGTATCAGAAGAACATTTAGGAGACTTTCGTGACAAAGTATGAGATTATTTATGCTGATCCGCCCTGGGACTATAAGGGGCAGTTGCAACACACAGGCAAGGGTGGACCTGATAGCGGAGGAGCCGTTCGACATTACGGATGTTTGAAGCTTTCGCAACTTAAAATGCTGGATGTTCCAAGTGTGTGCGCTGATGATTGTCTTTTGTTTCTCTGGACAACTAATCCTCACCTAGATCAAGCTATCGAACTTATGAAGGCTTGGGGCTTTAGTTGGGCGACTGTCGGGTTTGTCTGGGACAAGCAAAGAGTTAACCCTGGGTTTTATACAATGAGCCAGTGTGAGCTTTGTCTGATCGGGAAGAGGGGAAAAATCCCCCGTCCTAGAGGCACCCGAAACACACGCCAGCTTGTGTCTTCGCTGAGGAGCAGACATAGCACAAAGCCTCATGAGGTTAGAAAAAGAATTGAAGATATGTTTCCTGACCAACGAAAACTGGAGATGTTTGCTAGGGAAACTTTCGTTGGTTGGGATACCCACGGAGACGAAACAGAGAACGGGATTAACATTTCCTTTCTGGAGGAACAAAAATGAAAACTTTATTACTGAAGGCCGCCAAGGCTAATCTTACATCACAGAGAGAGGCTGCGCTAGCAACTCTTGAAGTTTATCTTTCTAATTCTGTGGGTGTTGGAGATCATCCAAATTTGGTAGAGGAAGTCACTCAACAAATTAAAGCTTTAGCGGAGGCTGAGGAAGGCTTGGCAACTTTGGAAAATCATTTTGACGTCGATTAAAAATGATTGACGGAAAGAAAATGTTAGAATACGAATTCGATTGCTTCGATTGCGGTTGCGATCTTAAACCAGTCTGCCCTGGTTACGAAGGAGAAAAAATGAAAATAAGGGTTCAACGACTACATGAAAACGCGAAGATGCCTGTAAGGGCTCATCCGACAGATGCGGGAATGGATTTATTTTATTGTCCTGCTCCCAATCCTGATATCCCGAAACAAGCTGAGAGCGTACTTCCGTTTGGTTGCTCTCTTTTTCCAACGGGATTAAAGATTGAGGTTCCCGAAGGATATATGTTAGAGATTAAAAATAAGTCCGGCATTGCTGCTCGGCGTGGACTACTTGTTGGTGCCTGTGTAATTGATCGAGGATATACCGGGGAAATCTTTGTGAATCTTCACAACATTACCCACCGCACTCAAACGTTTCATTCTGGCGAGAAGATTGCCCAAGCTGTTTTTGTTAAGATTGAAACAGAAGTGGAAATGATTGAGGCAGAAAATATCTATGGACGCCCGACTTTAAGAGGCGACGGTGCGCTAGGATCAACTGGCGATAAATAAAACTTGACTCCCTTGGGTTTTATGATAATATAAAGTAGAAGGATAAAAATGAAATTCAAAGAAGCAGTCTCCTACGACGATATGCTTATGGTACCGCAGTATAGTGATATCCAAAGCAGAAGCGAAGTAGATATATCAAGTGAGCTAGGAGTAGGCAAAACCCTACAGATTCCGATAATTGCTTCACCGATGGATACGATTTCAGAAGATCAGATGGCTCTTGCTATGGACAGCCTGGGTGGGATGGCGATTATACACCGGTATAATACTATTCAAGAACAACAAGAAATTGCCGCCCGAGTTGTGCAGAAGACCGATTGGACCGGCAATCTAGCCGCAGCCATCGGCGTGACCGGTGACTATATGGAACGATCCGAAGCCCTCATAGCTGTCGGTGTAGATACACTGTGTGTTGATGTTGCCCATGGGCACCACATTTTAATGAAGGAAACCCTTCAGAATTTGAAGAAAGAATATAATAATCATATTCATATTATAGCGGGTAATGTATGTACTCTGGAGGGGGTCAATGATCTTGCCGACTGGGGTGCTGATTCTATACGTTGTAATATTGGTGGGGGTTCCATTTGCTCTACTCGTATGGTTACTGGGCATGGCCTCCCAGGTCTCCAGACCATATTTGATTGCGCGAGAACTGACCGAGACGTCGCCATCATCGCAGACGGAGGAATCAAAACCTCCGGAGATATTGTCAAAGCCTTAGCGGCTGGAGCCGACTTCGTGATGTGCGGCTCGCTTCTAGCGGGAACCGATGAAACCCCAGGAGAAATAGTTCATTTACCTAGTGGAGATATTGCAAAAGTCTACCGGGGTATGGCTAGTCGAAATGCACAAATGGACTGGCGAGGAAAGACGTCTTCTCCGGAAGGGGTATCTTCTTACGTTCACTATAAGGGATCTGTGCAATATGTCTTGGATGACATAATTGGCGGTATCAAAAGTGGCTTCTCCTATTCTGGTGCGCGTGACTTGACAGAACTGCGAAACAAGGTAGAGTGGGCAAGACAAACAACTGCTGGTACTCAAGAGAGTGGTACGCACATCAAAGAAAGGGATGCGCGGTGAAGAAGAAATATCCGAGGCCATATAGGCGAGGTGCCAGCGTAACACAAATTTGGCACGGGATTAGAAGGTTTGGAGTTATATCCAGAACATTTGTCCCAGAAGACGACAGGTGGACGCATTGTGAGGTTATTTGGGTGGATGATGAACAATACGAAACAGCCATAGAGGAGAGGCTAAGGTTTAGCAAGTTGGATTATCGTAAGACTATCTTCCGAGTTGATGAGCTTGAATTATTAAC